GGCGGTTGGGTAGAAAACGATGATTCAAGCAAAATAGCATGGAGACTTAAGGATATTAAAGATCCTAAACGCAGGAAAGAACTTAGAGCAACATTAGATCCAAGTAGCGTTAAGAAAAAGCCGCTTATATGGAATGGACACTTGCGCGATTCTGTAAAAGGTATAGTCAAATGAGCTTAATTAATCAATCTCCTCGCTTTTTGAATAGCAAATTCAGCCGGAAAGTAGTCGTAAAACATCTACAAGGCGAACATTCAGCTATTGACTATAAAGCAAGGTATGTTGAAGAAAAAGTCACTGCAATAGTGATGCCAACATCGCCTAACGATGTTCAATTCTTGCCAGAGGGTGAGCGGTTTCTGCCAAGTATTAAAATCTACACAGTTAAACCTTTAAAAATAGGCGATTTAGTAGATTATCTTGGTGAAACTTACAAAATCAAAACTGTGGGTAATTGGAAAGACTATGGATACTACAACAATATCGGCATTCGACACGGCCAAACTGCGAAAGTGGATTCAAGAGGCTTTGAAGTTACCTAAAGAGGCTGTAATCGGTGGCTGGTTGCCAGAAAATCCCCTGCCTGCATTTATTACTATGGATGTATTAAATACCAACGAAATAGGGCAGGCGACACGAGAATTTGACGGCAAACGAGAGCGTATTAGACAATCAATGCAAAGCACGGTAAGCGTTTCTTGTTTTGGTCGTAATTCACTCGCTCAAAGCTACAAATTAAAAGCTATTTTCCAAAGTTCAGCGTTTCTTTCCTTTCTTAAATCAAACCATTGGGGTGTTATCCGTTTTTCTGATGTTCGCAACCTAACCGCTACGGTTGGCGCAGATTATGAAGAGCGTGGGCAATTTGATGTGATTTTCAGTCATCATCACATTGTAGATACTCCGTTAGATCCGATTGAGAGGGTTGAGCAACGGACGAATAATAAATCACAAGATATAGGAGCATAAGCCAAATGGCATTATCAATCTCTAATATTGTAAACGTGCAACTAAATACAGTTCCGAAGTCTGCGGCTCGCAAATCATTCGGTACGGTTGCACTCTTCACACCAGAAGCAGGACAAGCATTTAACAATGATACTACACGCTACGTATATGTAGATAGTCAAAAAGATGTGGAAGTTCTCTTTGGTACAAATTCAGAAACAGCAAAAGCGGCTCAACCGTTCTTTGCTCAAAGTCCACGTGCGAAACAGTTAATTATTGCACGCTGGCAAAAAGAACAGGTAACAATCAACGCAACAAGTAATGCACTTAGAGGTGCTACACTGTCTGATGGTTTGAGTTCATTTAAGGCTGTAACAAATGGTAAGTTTGCTATTACGGTCGGGTCAGAAATTAAAAAGTTAGATGGTTTGAACTTCTCGAAATTAGCTGACTTTTCCGCCATTGCTAACGCTATTCAAACAAAATTAACGCAGCTTTCTGTTGCTGCCAGTGTTACATACGATGAAGTTGGAAATCGTTTCATTATCACTTCAAATACATCTGGCGTAAGTAAGGAAACAGAAATCTTCTACGCTATCAATGAGGCTGGTAATGGTGATTACATTGGTGGATTGCTAAAACTTGAGGACGGTCAAGCTACACGAGTCATTGGTAAGGCTCAAACTCAGGTTAAAGCCGAGAAAGTAGAAGAGGCTCTATTTAATGTTGCAGAAGTTGAAAATAGCTGGTACGGCTTCACTTTTGCTGCTCAATTAACAGATGAGCAAATCGAGGCCGCAGCTAAATATGCTCAAGCTAATGATAAGTTGTTTGGTGTTAGCGTTATCAAGCCAGAGCAAATTGAGTGGGAAAACACAAACGTTTTCAAAAAATTATATGACGCTCAATTAGATCACACTTTAGCGGTGTTTGACAAAAATGATATGTACCCTGCGTCATCTGCGTTGTCTCGCTTGCTATCCGTAAACTTTGCAGCTAACAACTCAACGCTTACACTTAAGTTTAAACAACAACCAACAATCACCGCAGACGAAATCACTGCGACAGAGTTTGCGAAAGCGAAACGACTAGGTATTAACGTTTACACTTACTTTGACGATGCGGCAATGCTCGCAGAGGGTACGGTAATCGGTGGTAAATTCGCAGATGAAATCGTTATCCTTGACTGGTTCAAAGATGCGGTACAAAAAGAGGTGTTTGCTCGCTTATACAAATCACCGACTAAAATCCCTTTAACCGACAAAGGTCAAGCAATCTTAATTTCTGCGGTTGAAAAAGTTTGCTTAGAGGGTGTAAACAATGGAGCGTTCGCTGCCGGTAAATGGACTGGTGATAGCTTCGGCAATCTAAAAACCAATGATTACCTAGAAAAAGGTTATTACATTTGGGCAGCTCCAATGGATACGCTTTCCGATAGCGACCGTGAGCAGCGTAGAGCAACGCCAATTCAAACTGCGGTTAAATTGGCTGGTGCAATCCATTCAAGTGATGTGATTGTAAACTATAACCGATAATTAATAGGGCTGGGTAATCCAGCCTTTTTTCTTTTAAGAGGACAAAATAATGGCAATTTTCGATCCAAAACAGGTCGTGGTGTTACTTGACGGGAAAGAAATTTCTGATTGGGCAGATGGCTCGGATGTTATCAGTGCAGTGAATCAAGTTGATGCAGGTCAATTAGTTATCGGTGCGAACGGTACGGGGGTTTACATCGCCAATCCAGACAATTCTGGAAAATTAACACTTAAGATTAAGCAACACTCTGCGGATAATGCTCATCTTTCAAAACTATTCAATCAACAAAAAAGCAGCATTAAAACATTTTTACCTATCACTTTGTCAATCCGTGATTTGATTAATGATGATGTTGTTACCGCAACAAAGGGCTATTTTACCACTCCAGCACAATATGTTCGTGGTAACGGTCATAATGCTACAACATGGACGATTGTTTTTGAACAAATGACAATGAACTTAGAAAAAGGCGTTGAATAATGGAACAAGTTAAGCAATTCACTATCGAGGATGTAACTTACACAATGACACCAGCTAATGCTATGTCTGCGTGGACTGCGTTAAAAAACGCAATGAAGCTGCTCCAATCTGTTGATTTATCTGCGTTGGGCGATAGCAAAAAGTTGGGCGTTGGGGTATTAACTACGGTATTAGCTAATTTGGGCGATTCAAGCGTTAAAGAGCTAGAGAATATCGTATTAAGTCACACAGCTTGCGAGCAAGACGGTCAAAAATATCGCCTGTCAGAGCGTTTCGACAGCCATTTTAATAAACATCGAGGTCATCTAATCACTGTATTGAAAGAGGGGTTAACCTATCAATTCGCTGATTTTTTTATCGGTGGGGGTGGATTGCTGAACAATATTCAAGGCAACCTCAAGGCGTAGAGAATCAAGCAGAAAGTAGAGTTGATTGGTTTGTGTTTACGCCAATCATCAAGAATCTGTGTACGCTGAATGAATTAAGATCGGTTTATTCAATATCCGATCTTATTTCTTTCCACGAGGTAATAGTGGAATTAAATCAAATGGAGCAAAGCAATAATGCTATTAGATGAATTACTGATTAAGATTGGTATTGATGCAGATAGCCAAGCGATGCGAGAGTTTGAGCAATTCTTAAACTCCGTCAATGATGGCACGGAAAACGCTGTCGATGGTTTGAGTTCATTCGCAAAATCAATAGAAGATATTGTCAGTAATGCAACGGCTCAAGCGAGAGACATGCCAGAATTTGCTGAATTCTTCCAATCTATCGAACAGCTCCAACAAGAAACAGCAAATCTTTCTCAAGATGAATCACTGGATGCTTGGGTTCAAAAGCTAATAGAAAGCGATCAAATGTTGTCGGCATTTGGTGAGGATTTCATTAACAATAGTGCAGAGCTAACAAGAGAATTACAAGAAGCTGGACTAAGTGCCGAGCAAGTCGAATCTGTAATTAATAAACTTGGCGCCGCTATTGAGCAGAAGAAAAACTCTGTTGATTTGGACAGCAAAGCTGTTTTAGCAAATACAGAAGCCACA